TAATGTTTTTTCTGTTGATCCTTCTTTACTAAATTTTTGCCTTGCTTGATATATCTTACCACCAATGTTAAACATATCTATTACATCGGCTACTGCTTTAACATTTTTAATAGCATCATCAGCAAATAATATATCATTATAACCTTCTGCTACCTTGCTAGTTATCCAGTCTGCTTTAGCTTGTGGCGTACCATTTTCTAGTCCAATTATATTTTCTATTTTTAAGTCTAAACCTATACCACTTAAAAACTTTTGTATAGCTGGTGCAGCATCTTGTGGCCTTGCTGTTAACACAAATATATCTGTGTTACCAAACTTATCTTTTAATGCTTGTGCTTTGCCAAAGAAAGGTCCACGTTTACCAGCTTTTACCTTAGTAAATTCACTAAAATCAAAATCTGCTCCTTTAGCTTCTAAGGCTTCAGAACGTGTTGCAAACTCTGTAGCATCTATTTTACCCTTAGTTCCGTTAGGAAGCGTGTAAAGCACCTTAGAAGTAGTTTTAGCTAACGTGTCATCAAAGTCTATAACGCTAGCGCCTTTTTGTTTTGCGTTAGGATCAATTGATTTTTTCATAGCAACAACAAAGTGTTGTGCTGCTTTAGAATCTGATCGTTTTTCAACGCTATTTTTTGCTCTTATGTTTAGCCTTTGTAATGACTTTTTACTAAACACGTCACCAAACACATCACCGTTATTTATATTTTTTACAGGATAAAAATTGTCTTTGCCAAAATTTGCTATAGTATAATATCTATTAGCCAAAGCATTGTCACCAGCTTGATAACCTCTAGCCATTAACGATCCCATAGGTATCTGCTTATCCATAGTCTCTGGTATAATAGCAACTTCATATTTAGACATTAACTTTTTAAGATCTGCTTTTGTCTTTCCTTTGTTTAAGTAATGATCAGCTATGTTTGTTAGTATATAACCAGCAGGTATTATATGTTCATATCTTAACGCACCTGTATAATCACCTACAAACTTATATGTGTATGGCGCAGATCTACGCAACATAGTTTGCATGTTGCTATTTAAAGACTGTAATGCTAATATAAAATCTATATCATCGTAGTTATTACCCCTTTGTTTGTTTAAGAAGTCTAGATATTTAAACATAGCAGCTGTTTGCTCGTCGGCTTCAGCTTTGCTTTGATCGTAAGTTATGTTATTTTTTATTACAGCTTTTGACTCTATTGGGTTTAATTTTATTTCAGAATTACCTAAGAATACATCTTGACCTTCGTATGTTATTTCATAACCACCTTCTCGCTTGCCTAACTTATTTACTTTAGTAATTTGCATGCCAAGGTTATCACGTAATAACGTGTTTAGCATCTCGTCTACATTCTGGTAGTTTTGAAATCTTGACCTTGCGCCAACTCTATCTTTGTCAATTATACTAAGTATACCATCAATAATACCAAAAGCTTTGTTTGATATTTGACTTGCTGAAGCTGTGTGACCCTTCATAAACTTTAAAACAAACTTAGCAACTTCTTTAGGGTCGTTGTTAAATTCTTTCATTAAGCTCTTTATAAACTTCTTGTCTGTTTTTCTTGCTGTTTCTACTCTACCATCTTCAAGATGATAAGCATTTAAATCTTTTTCTAAGTTAGCTATTTTATCTACATATTTACCAAACATTAGATCATCACTTACTATATCAGCAAACTCTTGCTGTATAAAATCTTCTAATGTAACAACGCCTGGTTTTATTTTAGATCTTTCTGCTTTTGCTAGCTTTGTAAAGTCACCATACTTAGCGATAACACTACTATATGCTTTTGCCACTTGCAACATTTTTTTATCACCAAACCTTAATAGTTGCCTTACAGCAGCCTCAACATCAACACCTTTTCTTATTAGCTCAACAATTTGATCGTTAACTTCAAATACTTTTATTCTATCAGGCGGAGCTAATGTTTCTACACTATTTTTTATTCTATCACTCTGCCTTACTATTTCAGCTGCTTTAGCTTCGCTTATAACTCTATCAAATAAGCTTTGTGTTTTTGCTAGTCTTTCTGCTATAGGTGAGTTTTTAAAGCTACCTGTTTTTATATAGTTAAGTAAATCATTTTGTAATATCTCTCTTGCTAGTCTTTGTGATAAATTAATAGCTAAACCTTCTTTTTTAGCTTGACTTGGTTTGTTATTAGGTAAGAATATATCTAACAAAGCTTGTGGATTTCTTATAAGATTTCTTATACCTTGCTTATCTTTTCTCATTATCTGTGGACCAGATGTTTTACCCGTGTCAGCTTTACTTTGTCTGTCTATTTTTTTACCTTGCCAGTCCGATATAAACTCACCATTAACAGATTTTTGTACTATCTGTGGTATGTTCTTAGCAGCATATTCAGTGCTAACTTCATTTAGCATTGTAGCTGTATTATTTTCTATGAAAGATTTTAAGTCTTTTAATAAAGGTGCTATTACTCTCCAGTTACCACCACCTGGGTTTTTAGCTGTAGCTTGAGCAAACCTAGCATTTAACGTTTGAAACAAAGGCGATATACTTCTATTAAGTGTGACACCCTCTGTAATATCCTTTGTAAACCTACCTAACTCACCTTGTACTAACTTAGTTAACTCTTTAATTGTTTCTACCGGTACACCTAACTTTTCAGCAACATCAGTAAAACCAAAGTCTTCTACTGTATCTCCTATTTCAGCGGCTATACCTCTTGCTTCATCTATGTCAACTGTCTTCGCTCTTTGTTGCTGCTCTTTAATTACTGATTTAGTAACATCAAGTGCTTGGTAGCCTAAGTTACCCATTAGCCAACCAAAGTAATCTGCTCTACCATCAGCATCTTTTATTCTACCGTCATAGTTATTAGAAACACTTATAAACTCAGTATATACGTCGTTTATCCATTGTGTAGGTGATATACCCATAGGCCTTTTACCTAGTATGTAGGTATCTAAAATTTTATTCTCGATTGCAAACGCTAAAACTTCAGCTGCTATTTCTTCGTTCCAAACAAAATCATCAACAAGTTCATCTTCTTCTCTTCCAACTCTTGAGTCTCTATAATTTTGCATTATTCTCTCAACAGCATTGTTCATTTTATCTCTTCTTCTAGCAAAGCCTTTAGGATCTTCTTGTAAACTAAATTTTGGTTCTGCTCTTCTAGCTTTTTCTAGTGATGATCTTTTTTGATTATACTGTACAAAAGAATCAAAATATCTTAACAACTCCGCAGCATTGTTAAAATCTATTTGAGGTACAACAGCACCAGCAAATCCGCCAAAGAAAGCAGCGTGGTCTTTAACCTTATGTTTATTTGCTAAGAAATACTCAAAGAACATTGGAATAACTTCAACTTGACTTTGATCTTTTATTTGCTCGTATATATCAGGCAACGCGTTTTTAGTGTACTCTTTTATAGCGTCTGATATTTCTGCTTCTCTAGCTGTATCAACACCTTTGCTTGAATCAAATGTTAAAGCGTCATCAACAACAGCGTGAATAACCTCATGTGGCATTGTATACGCTCTTCTATTTTTAACTGCGTTTTCTTTTATAGATATTGCTGTTCTAATATTTTGGCCGTTACTATTCGTAGAATCAAGCTGTATACCATTTTGTTTGCCCTCTCTAATATTTCTTATTATCTCTGCTTTTTCAGCTTCTGTTTTGTCAGACTCTTTTATTCTTTCTATAGCTTGCTCTTTTGTCATGGACTTAACTTCCATGTCATATCTTCTACCTTTCTTTTTATTATGCTCTTTTGCTATTTTTTTATATACTAAAACTTGACTATCATGTAAGTCTTCGTAGAACATTTCTTCAGCTCTAGCTTCAACATTTTCAACACCTTCAGCTTTTGCGGCATCAATGTACTGATCATATTTATCTTCATTTTGCTTGTCTTTAGAATCTTTTAATAGCTTAAATTGATTTAGCTTACCACTTTTTATTGCATCAAGATGAGCAATAAGTCCATCTTCTTTAGCAAGCTCAACTTCAATCTCTAGTTTTCTAGTATCAAGCTCTGCCGCTGTTATTTCACCATCTTTGTACTGCTTTTCTAAAGCTTCATACTCTAGTCTTTTTTGGTTTATGAGAGCTTCTTGTCGCATTATCTGACCCAATATTGCTTTGTTAAAAGCTGGTAGTTCAGGTATTAAAATTTTATATTGTTTATCTAAAGCATCAGCTGACTCTTGTACTTTCTTTTTTTGCGCTTCAATTAACTCGTCATATTTTTTAGAGTCAATTCCAGTTCTAGATTTAAAATCATTTTGCCTTCTTCTTAGATCATCTAATCTACTAACTTCATTGTGAAAGCCTTCATATTGTTTTGTTAAACCATCTCTTGTTTTACTATCAACAGTGCTTGCTATAGCTGCGCCGTGAAGTGTACTTGCAATTCCCATACCTCCACCCATAATCATACCACCAAAAAAAGCTGTAGGTACACCTTCCATTATTGGTCTTTTATCTAAAACATTTTGCATTACTTGAGTAGCGCTTTCACCTAAACCTTCAGCTCCAAAAGCAAGTGGAACAGCTGATAGAAAGTTTTTTTGCAAGTATTTTCTACCTGTTGGTGCAAGTGCTTTTATCACCTCATCGCTACCTATTCTAGGTAAACCTCTAGGTGATATCATATTATCAACTAATTTAAATGTTGTTAACCTTTCACCCGCGTATTCTGCTAAACCATGACCAGCGGATATAAACATTTTTTGTGCTAATGATGTTTTGCCAGCTGTTGGATTTATATATTCGTCGAAGTCATACTCTGATCTTCTAGCACCACCACCTAATCCCATCATACTACCAAATCTTGCAGCTCCAGTTAATGGCCCTGCGAAAGAGGTTAAAGCTATAGTACCAACTATAGGTAAAAAATCAGCAATCATATCAAAAGCTAATTCACCAACACGGCCCTTTTGAAACGCGGTGCCAATATCTTTTACACCTTCTCTATATTTACCTTCTATTTTTTGGTATTGCTTTTGCCTTTCAATATTAAACTTATTTATAGATTCGTCTGATAGCGATGGAAAAGTTTTTTTAAACCAGTCAGAGTTTTGTTCACCACCTTCAAATAGTGTTTTTTCTAGTGATTCACCACCATCTTTACCTGCTTTAGAAGCAGCTGTTAATATCATATCTACATCTGATGCTGTTCTACCCCAAAATGTCCATAAGTCATTTATAGTTCTATCTGTTGCTTGATCAAATTTATCAAACCACCTTTTGGTCATATTAAATGATTTTCTAGCAACCTCTAATTGTTCAGATGTGTTTTCAACATAATCAATACTACTTAATATGTTTCTGCTTTCAGCATCGATATCAAATATTTTACCACTAACTCTTTCACTTAAAACTCTAAGTCTTTCTCTATCACCATCATTCATGCTGTACATCATTTGCTGAGAGTTTTCATGCTCATCATACTTGTCTAATAAAGTATTTAATGCAACAACATCTGGGTCAGCGTCAAAGTTTTGATTTAACAAGTCAACAGTTTCTATTCTACTTTCAAGGTTTTTTGCGGCTGATGATTCTAAAGCTTTACCACCTATATACACTTGCGCTTGCTTTTCAAGGTCCGCCTCAGAATCAAAAACTGGAAGTCCTGTAGAGGATGAAAAGATCTCAGTTTTACCTATGTCTGATAAGTACTTATCACCCTTAGCTGCTCTTTTATCAAACAGAGCTTTACGTGTGTATAGTTGCCTAGCTATTCTTTCTATATCTTCGTTTGTTGGGTTTTTATTATCTTCTTTGTCAGCTAAATAAAGTTTTGCTTGTTGAATAATTTCTTTATACGGCATGTAAGTAGTTGTTACTTGAGTACCAGGTGCTGTTCCAGGCATTCTACTTGTTTGTACTTCAAATAGGTTTACCTCTTTTGCAGATGCTATTACAGCGTCTTCTTCTGCGTCAGTTAACTTAACAGCGTCATAGTAATCTCTACCTATCTCGCTATATACAGATCTAATTTTTGACTGTCCTTTTTTAAAAGCATCAGAGTCTCTATCAACATTAGCGTTAAAAAACTCTGTTAGTATTTCTTTGTTTTTGTTTTGATCAGTAGGATCAAGTAGTATGGTTTGCTCTTTACCGTTAGGTGCAGTTATTATTAAAGATCTTTTACCTTCAACACTAAACTGAGCGTTCATTACACTACCAGCTTCCATAAGACGTTTCTCTGTCTCGCTGTAGCTGTTACCTTTTTTAACTTTAAAACCGTATGGGGAAAGTAATTGTTTGACATGATGGTAGTCTTGTGTGAGTGTTTTTGTACCATCATAAAAATTATCCAATAATTCTGTTGGATCTATGTCGGGATCGACTTTAACTTTTTCTTTAGTTTGTAATCTTCTTTCTGTTTCTTCGTTTTCTATTACAGCATCTACATCAGCCTCTTCATATGCTCTATATATTCTTGCACCAATAGCGGCTGACTCTTGTCTGTCAAGAGTTATGCCCTTTGGGTCAGTGACTTTTTTCTTAAAGTCATTAATAAATCTATTTACATCGCCTCTGTAATACGTCTCTATCTCGTTAATTTTATCATCAGTAATCTTAACGTCTGGAGCATATTGACGATAAAACTCAAATATAGTCTCCTTCATTTTATTCTGTTACTAGTGGATTATCTGGCGTTGTGCCGTCACCTTGTCCTGATATGTATGCGTCATCAACAATCATATTTTCAAAAGAGTCTCTGTAAGCTTTTCTAAAGAAAGCTTCTATTGATCGCCTACTGTTTAAACCTGCTGGTATCGTTATAACTGAAGGTTTATATTTAGCTCTTTGTTCTCTAGTTGTTTGTTCGTCACCAGCTGTTCTTATTTCACTTGGGTATATAACTATAGAATCACCAGCCTTTAAAGAGTCTACATCATATATTGATTGTTTAAATCTACCTGCTTCATCACCTCTTATGTTTGCATCGTATCTACCAGTTTTTCTTGCTTGTTCTACTAAGCTAACAACATCTTCGTATCCGCCTGTTGTAACATCTACACCTTTTGTATCCATACTTGCAGGTATAAATCCAATGTTAAGTGGTGCACCGTCTGCATCAACTAAACCAGCACCATTAAATACAGTCTCTATTTGACTTATATACAGTTTACCATCTTCACCATTTGGCACGTTATGGCTACTAAGCATCCTTCTAACATCATCATTTATTTGCATTGTTTTATATACATTAAATGCGTTTTTATCACCACCTAAAGCTCTATTGTAAGCTTGGTTTCTTCTGCCCGTTGCCTCTTGCTCTACTTTAAAAGCTCTAAATTTAGGTAAATATGTGTCTTTAAAAAACTGAGTTATACCTTCTTTTAATTCACCTTTATTAGCAGGGTCTTGCCACCACTTGCCAAAATCAGAATCAGGATTTGTTTTTTCGTATTGTTCTTGTCTTGTTTTTACAAACTCTATATCATCAAATGTTTGTAAGCCATTTACCGATTCAAAATCACCGGCAAAACTTCTTAACTGATCAAAGTTTAATGTGTTAGTGAAGTTTCTAACGTCTTGTGTCCATGCTGTTTCGTTCCATTTACCCTCACCTATAAGCTTAACAGCATCGTTATATTTAGCATTCATAGCTTCTATTTCTTTTGTTGCAGGTGCAACAACTCTAGGCTCTTCACCTTCGTAAGCTGTGCTAGTTTGTGGGTTACCATCTTTATCAATCCAATTGTATTCAACACCAAACCTACCATCTCTAAAAACTGGTTTTGTATTTTTAGAGTTATTGTAACCAAGTAGTTTATTTCTTTCGTTTACACTTAAACCTTCTGTTATAGCTCCTTCTTCAGCTAACTGAGCAAACTCTCTCGCGTTTTCTTTCCACAAGCCTATTTTGGTTCTCATGCCAGACATGCCTACCTTTAACTTAGACATTTTAGCTACAGCATCGATATACTCTTTACTTGTCTTATCTCTTGTTGTCTTAACAATTTGTGCGGCCTCAGCATACTCTTGTTTTTGTTTACTTAACTCAGCTGTCATTTGTGGTCCCCAGTCTTCTGGATACTCATCTGTTTGTAGCCTCTCTATTTCATACGCTGTCATAGTTTCAGAGTATGTATCTTCTGCTTTCTTACGTATTTCTACTTCTTTTTCTATAGCTTTGCCTAAAGTTTTATTAATAGTTTCGCTATAGTCTACAAACTTGTTAGCATCACCTAATGCTTTTTGCTGTTGTAATAATATACTCGTTGATTCTAATGCCATATCTTTTTATTTTAACCTGCGCCTACAAAACTTAACGCTGCTCCTGCTACGTTACCTATACCACCAACTAATGCTTCTGTAGCGTCTTTTCTTGCTTGATCAGCTATTGCTTTTCTCTGTGTTGCTAACGCTAATAAGGTTTCGTTTTTATCTCTTACTCTTTGTTCAGCTGCTTGTTGTGCTTGAAATCTAATGTTTTCACCCTGAGCTATATTTATTTGGTTTGTAGCTTCTTGCTGACCTATACCACCAGCTATTTGTGCTAGGTTGCCTTGTTGCTGCTGTGATAATGTTTGAGCTAAACCGGCTATACCTGATCCACCCGCTGCGCCTCTAAGTTGTGCCATTGTGTTGGCTGCCATTTGTTGTTGTTGTCTTGCTTGAAATTGAGCTTGTAATTGATTAACAGTAAGGTTTGCAAATGGGTTTATTGGTTGACTACCATAATAATTCATTTGTTCAAACGACGACATCCTGTTTCTGTACGCATCTCTAGCTTGTGCCTGTTCTTGTCTTCTAGCTCTTCCACCTACTATACTAGATGCTATACTAGCTAGACCTCCAATGCCTTGGCCTATTGCTCCTACTTGTCCACTTGATAAATCTCCTAACATACTTGTTTTGTTTTCTTTTTCTGTACCATATATTTTATCAACACCACCTCGATCAGCAACTTGTTGATTTAAGTCTGCAATGTTTGAAAGAATATTTCCTTGTCTTGAAATAGGAATTGCACCCATTGCTTGATTCAGCGCTCTAGTTTGTTCACTCATGTTATTATAATTACATTAATTTTGTTTTATTTACTACTTTCAAATATCTCGCTACCTACAGCGAATAATTCAGTCTTTTTACTGCTACCAGGTGTTAGTCGCATCTTAACTTGCATGTAATAACCTAGTAAGCCATTGCTTTGTGCTACTTTATCTTTAACCACAAAAAAGTAATGGTTACCTCTTGCGCCTGTGACGGTAAAAGGCCAAGACCCACTGTCCCACTCGCTACTGTTAGCTGTTGATATGCCTAAACCAATATTAACCACATCTTTTAAATCTATTGCATGTTCATTTAACGTGGCATTATAAGTTGCCGTACCGTATACACTTGTGTCTATAGTTAATACAGTAGTACTTTTTGCTATAATAGCACCGCATAAATGAGGTGTAGCCATGCTACCAGATGATATATCTGAAACATACAATAGATCATATGCTCTATCGTCTACGTCAAAACTGCTATAACCAGCTGAGCTTTTTGCTTCTATGTCTGCTGGTATTTCACTAAATGATATTGTTGCACTCATAATTTTTTAATTTAATAAACTTACTGCTACCGTTGCACTTGCTGCTGTGCCACCTGTTATTGCTCCATCAGCTAATACTTTAAAGTTAGCTATTGCTGTATCACCTTCTTTTATTCTACCAAACTTATCACCTGATCCACTTTCTAACAAAAGATATGCATCTGATGTATTGTTATCTATGTTTGAACTTAGTGAACTATATGTTACCTGAAACTCATCAACAAACCTACCCGCTGCTGCGGCTGTAAACGTAACAATATACTGAAACGTTATCGGATCGTTATTTGCTTTTGTAGCAAATACATTACCAGCTCTTTCATCTATATCAGCAGCTATATAAGTAGTTGGATTTCCAGTTAAAGTTACTGTTGACACTGTAGAACCTGAGCCACCAACATTTTGAGATAAATTAAGTACGTTCTGTGTTTTTAAAACAACGTAGTCATCAGCTGTACCATATTTAAGTATTTCAAATTGTATAATTATAGCGCCTCTACCACCACTACCAATAACACCATATCTATGATCAATAACTTGTAATATACTACCGTTAGCTAATATAAGATTACCGGTGCTAGAATCATAAGCGTTTGTACCATCAGTTTTTAAGAAGTCATTTTCTATATCAAGGTCATCTACTTTAACAATTCTACTATCACTGTCACCGGAATTATCTCTTGCAAGAGAAAACGTCTGCTCGAATATATTGTTTTCTGTAGGAAACTCTGTATTAGCAGGTAGTCGCATTGGACTAGTAGAAGCAGCCACGTTATGCATTTGTACACCTGTACCTACACTTGTACCTATTATTGAATTGTTTGTTAAGCTTAGGGTATGCTGCGTACTGTTTGCTGGTCCAGCTGGTAGTGAACCAAAAGAACTATGCGGCGTTAGAGACGCTGCTACTAACATAAAACCACTAATATGTACTAACAATGTCTGCGGTATAGTGTATAATACTTTAGAATCATCTGCGCCATCAGAGTTATCAAACTCATCTGTTATTACGTAACCTGTAGTTTCGCTAAGTAATATAAACACGTTTCGTCTTCCACTTGTGCCGTTAGCTGTTACCTTTATTATTGCTTTTGCTTCACCGTTATCACCTATTGTTAACGTCTTTTGACCTGTTGAAAAGCCACTACCGTTTAATATATTAATAGCAAGGTCAGTACCTGTTGAAGATACAATACTTGCTCCTAACAAAACTTGTGCGCCAACAGATCCTCTAACTATTATCTCTCTTTCTTCTTCATCCTTAGCAAAATCTTCTTGTGATATATCTGCGCCCCATATAGCATTAGTCTCAAGACTAACAGCTTTATTTGGTTTAGATATTAATTTAATATTTTCTGCTGTAAGATTTTTATTAACCCTTGACCCAACAACTTTAAATGTATAACCGTTGGCTTGAGCTGTAGGTCCAGTTATTTCGTAGTTATCATTAATTTCACCAGTCACAATTAGTTGTGGTAGATTATCATCTGTAAATTCGTGGTTAGAGTGAGGCGTAACTAATATATTCATTAAAGTTGTACTTGTATTACTAGTACCAGAAGTAGTCCATGACGAACCATCTGCTGCGCCTGCTGATATAGTACCACCACCATTAATGTCATTTACAGAAGAATTTTGTATTGTCTTATTGAACGTACCAGCTAAAGTAAATGAGTTAGTAGATATTTTACCTGACGTTACAAGTGGTAAATCTAATTCAATATTTTCAGGTATCATTTTAAAGCTACTTAATTGCGTAGCAATAACCATATTACCATCTGAATTTATTGATGCTTCTGTGAGATGAGGTACTAAATAATTTTCATTAAAACTTCCAAATGTAAACGCTGAATCAAACTTATAACCTGATTTTGGTTTCACAATAAATGTAAATGAGGTTGAAGCTGTTGCACCAGGTAGTATATTAATGTTTTGACCATCAGGTATTATTATATTACCGCCATCACTGTTACCTATGTCAATTGTAACTTTATGTTTCTTAACATGTTTCATATGTGCAAAGTACTTGTTTTCCTTTGCTTTAAAACTAACGTCAGCGCCAGTCTCTTGATCTGTTGTTATTTCATCTGCTACCCAGCCACTATCACCTTCGTAATTTAGCGTTTTAAATTTCTTTATAGCGTTTCTATTTTCATTAAATAGAACGTCTATGGTTGAGTCTGCTTGTGCAGCCCCATAAAATGTATTCTTATTAACGTCATTAGTGTGTTCATAAAGATCACCGTTGTTAAACGTGTAGTAAGTATTGTTAAGTGATATACCATATTCTGGTATGTAAGACTTTCTACTTGGCCAACCGTCTACAGCCTCTTTAAAACTAACAGTGTCATTATTTAATGTTATGTTATAGCTATTATTATCTTCGTTGTAATTACCAATAACAGTATCAGCTAACGATAAGTTATCACTAAAGTAATCACCCATACCTTTACCAGAGATATCAGTTAAACCATCAATTGATAATCTTAACACTTTACCTCGATCTTTATCAGAGAAATAGCTTCTAAAGCTAAAGTCAGCAAATGATTCTGGATTTTTACTTATACCAAAGTCACCAGCGTAAGGTACTGCTTGACCTAAAACATTATTTGTTGACACTAATCTAGAGTCACCGTCTGCTTCAAATATAGCATCTTTATTAGCTAGTACTTTTAATACTTTATCCTCACATAAAACGGTAATGTCATTATCTCTACTATGCAGCTTCTGTATAGAGCCATACGCATCATTTAAATCTTTTGTTATTTTTTCTGCTTGTATAAATTGATTTAGTTTATTAACACCACTTGTAGAGTTAAATACACCTGAGTATATTATGCTTGATTTTCTTCTTTCTTCTGCAAAAGGCTCATCAAGTGTTGCTGATGCGGTAGCACCTTTATCAAAACGTATGCCATTAAAGTCATCTCTAATTCGATCTGATTCAACACCGTTACCAAAACTAAAACAGTTATACCATATCTTACTGCCGTTTCTATTGTTACCTAGGTTTTGCTCGGTACCATGGTCTGCTATTGCGTAAGCGTCACTTGCCTCGTAATATAAATCAAGATCAACTATAGAAGGTTTTGGTTCTGTTTCCCACACAGCAGGGTTACCAGTTTTCTTTTGAACTTGATTAGTCCTTTTTCTCCATAGCTTTATTGTAGCATAATTAAGTCTTTTTCTTATTGGAAACACTTGGCCAGTACCTAAACCATCTACACGTAAGTTACCACCATCAGTACCACCAGTTTGTGATGCTAATGGCCCCCATACAATTGGTGATTCTAAAACTATATCATATCTTATACCTCTATTTGCACTACTAGCATGCCTCCTTGTAGAGTTAAAGTTTCTTACAGAGCTTAATTTTATACTTCTAATTCTTATCCTATGTTGATTAGGATCACCGGCAAAAGATAAATATATTCCCTTTTGTCCACGTAGCATTTCATGAAACTGAAAGTCAGTTTGACCTGTTATTCTTTTATTCTCATCGTCTCTTGCTGTAAAGTCTCTTTCTTTTGGCGCTGTAGTATCTGAATTTTTTCTATCATCGCCGTAATCTATATAACGTAGCGTTAATCTGTTATTACCTTTTTTAGGACCAACAACTGTATTTTCTTCTACAAATTTACCGTTAGCTCCTTTGACAGTAAATGCTGCTGTGCCAGCTGCCAAATCACCCGTTGGCTTGTTACCGCTTTTATCTAAGTCATGTTCTATAACAAAACCAGCACCAGCAAAATCACTTCTTCTTGCATCATCTATATATAGTATGTTAGTATCAGCCTGTTTAGATGTTAATGTTTTAGTAGCAGCCTTACTGTCGTTAAAGTCAAACAATTTAAATTTAGCTTCAGCCACTTGATCAAACTCATCAGATGGTCCACCAAATATATTCTCTGCTATAACATCATCACGTTTTAGCTTTACAAAAAATCTACCCGAAAACTCTTCGTTTTGTATTATTACTTCTTCAGAAAATAACTGTAACTTTAAACCACTAACTCTGCTATCCTTTGTACCTACCCAGTTAACATCAGCACCAAACTTTTTTACTAACGTAAACTCATAGTAATCATCAGCGTCATTAAAATCACTACCACCGCTATTATCAAACTTAGTTACCTTTTCTATTTGATAATAATTACTAGCACGCACGTCTGTTATGTCTGTAATACGTATAAACTTATTTTGATTAAAGAAGTTATCGTTACTAGCTAAATCTCTTAACTCGCTATCATCAATACCTATTTTATCACCAGCAACTCTAAACGTTCTAAAACCTTCACGTGGATGACCAACTAATGTATTTGGAAATAATGTACTAGCATCAGATAATTCACCAACTAACTCTTTTTTCTTTGCTATAAATTCTGGTGGACTGTTTTGTATGTCTAATATTTTATATTTCTTAGATTTAAAACCATATTCATCTGGATCAAACGCAACGTTTTTACCGTTTTGTTTTTTAAGTATCAAGTAATCATCTTCTGTTAGCTTGTTTCTTTCTGATGATGGAAAACTTAACCAGAAGTTATCTTCTTCACCCTCATAAAACCTGTCCATTATAACGTTATAATACTCGTTTGAATTTTCTTTTATGTAATACTTATAATGAGTTGCCCAAGATGGTGCATCAGAATTAATCTTTGCTTTTAACGTATTCTTTTTATCGGCGTACGTTCCATCTAATTTTAAAGAACTATCTGTGCCAGTAAAAACAGGTGACTGTCTACCAAACTCGTCTAAGTAAACAACACCAACTTGATATGTTCGTAAGCTTTTAGCAGATGGTTGAGGTGAGTCCCTATCAACCTCTGTAGGCGTATTTGTTAATTTTATTTTAACAGCTTCTCTAAATGTATTGTTTTGAAGGTAGTTACCATACATTAATCTACCAGCTGTAATCTCTTGCGCTTTAGCTTTACGTGGTACATTATCATAAGGTCTTAATGATTGATTTGATTCAATAGTTTTTTCTATTTGTTCAGACGTGATTGTTATAGACTTTTCTTTATTTTTTAATGTAGAAACTAAATAAATATTAGCGGCGTTAGATTCTTTATATAACACATCAACTTCTATTACATCAGCTGGTAACGTGTCAAAAGTATTTAAAGTAATTTTTCTAACGTTGTTAACCATATTAACATTATGGCCTTCTTCCATGTTGTATATAAAATCTTCGTCATCAGGTATAAACGCTACACCTGTAAAAGGTGAAAATGCAGAATACTCACCATCGTTATATTTCCACCTATACGCGAACCTAGGAAACTTATCTTGAAAAAATGAATCACCTTCTTCAAGCTCAATGTTCCACAATTGTTTATCAGAGCTTAACATTTCATCTGACGTTGATAATAATATAACTGTTATTGTTTGACTAGTGCTGCTTATATCATCTATAGACTTAATGCTAACTCTTGCTGTATATACAGTTGAGTTATCAGTTGTTGTAACCTTTAATATGTCATTTTCTTTATAATCTGGTTGACCTGACAAAACTAAAACAATCTCACTACCTATAGCTTTTGGTGTTGTTGACTCATCAGCTTCAACAAACTTATCTCCATCTGTATCTATAAAAGTTGAATCAACTATACCATCTCTTAATGTTCTTTTTATAGATAAATTTGGTGAAGACTTAGGATATTTCTTTATTGTAGTAACATGTTCTTCCAATAAATTACCACCATATATTTGTGTATGCGTATCAAAGTCACCATTAGTAGCTGCTTTAAATCTATTTATATTTAATTTTTTTGGTTCAGAGTTGTCGTCAGTAAAGAATAATAGATCATCAATTATGTTTATACCTGTTATTAAAAAGTTTTCACTAAACTTAAAAACATCGCTAGTTGCCTTAACAGCAACAGCAACAGGTGATACTACGCTTGAGTTTGCGTCGTATTCTAATATAGCATCTTTATTATCAGACGTAACAAACCAATATATCTTGTTATTCTCCGTATCTCTCGCTGCTCCAATACATTTAGGGTTAGTGTAGCCATCAAAGACTGTTGATGCTGTTATTTTAGAATTACCATTTGACGCTTCTATAGCAAAAGCATCAGAAGTTTCTGATGTTGAAACTTCAATGTTTAAGGCGTCTCTGTATTCACCTGGTGGTACTAGTCTTTCATCCAAGTCTTTATTCATCTTGGATTTTAAAAATTCTCGTCTAAACTCTGGCATATTCTATTAGCGTTTAATCCATTTAGATTTGTTTCTCATTATCTGAGCTAACTCCTCTGATTTAAGATTTGATAATCTTATTTTAGCATTACGTAGTGCTGCAAATCTTTCTTTTTTTAATAAAGCAACGTATGTTGGTTGAACTGAAGTGTGTGTGCTAGCTATTGCATATGCTATATGTTTATATAAAGCTTCTTCAGCAAACTTATGTATTTGCATTTCACCATCAGTTCCTAATGTGTCTGATATATAATTAATAACTAAATGATGGCCACTACAATCACCACTTAAGTGTATTCTACCTTGTACCTCATCAATATAAAAAGTACCGTTATCCTGTGCAAACTCTGGTGATATTCCATATCGTTTACCTTCATTAAACCTAAATTCTATATCTGTGTCGTCACTAAGATTCAATGATCTTGATGTTGTTTCTGTACCTGTGTTGTTTGCTTCTTTAAATTTATTCCATGCTTCTGAAGGTGATTTTGTTAAAGCATTGCCATCACCATCAAATAGATAATCGTAATTATCATCTTGTAATAAAGATGTGGGGTTATTTGTATATCTTGTAGGGTATAATCTTTTATATATACCTTGTCCATCAACTAATTGTAAACCAACATAATTAACATAATCATGAGGTAGAGGTATTATAAGAGATGGTGGCACATCTATTTCTTGTGATTTTCTAGATTTTAAAGTGTCATAACTAAACTCAGCTAAACCTCTTCTAGCATGAAATAAAACATCTGTTCTTTTTACTTTTGGTATTACTTTGTTTTCACCTACATAAGCTATTAAAAAGTTATTTACAACATCATCTAATGAAACGTATTGATATGTACCAAAGCTTTCACCTAATGCTCTTTCTTGTACTCTTAATGTAGCATTTGCTTTTGGTGCTCCATTACTTTCAAGCTCATTAGTGTTGTTTGTATTACCTGAAAAAGTTATTACACCCGTAGATCCATCGTAACTATAATTATCAGTATCTATTTCAACGCTGTTAACAAAAACTCTGATATCTGTCTTAGCACTTGGTATGCTAGGAAAGAAAACAGTTGTTAAAGTAAACGCTCGTTGACTACCATTTGGCTCTGTACTAAAAGTACTTTGACTTTGTTGGTAATATGCTTCTTGTGTTTTTTGAAATAATCCTGCCATTTAATTATCCTTTTTGTTGTTGTATATCTTCAATATTTTCTTTGTCACCTATTTGGTAAACATCAGTTGACTTCATTGCGACACCTGCTAGTTCTAATATTTTAATAACTAAAGCTGGTTCTTCTGATCCGTGTAACTCAAAGTTAGTTGATCCTGTTGCGTTATATAAAGCATCGTTGTTTGCATCTAAATAATAAGCCCAGTTAACTGTTGTAGGTTGTTTTATATAATCAACTTTAACCTTTGATGCTGTTGTTAGTTCTTCGTAAAATGGTGTTGTTGCTTTGCCTTTGTAAACTTTAATTGTATTTCCTGTTCTTGTGTATATAGGATTTGTATCTGTAGGTAATAATATATTACTCTTTAATAATAATCTAAAATCTTTTTTTGTTACAGTTTCACACTCATGAGCTTCTGTAGAGCTGACATAGTATTCAACTGTTGATAGTTTATGAAGAGCTGCGGGTAAACTATAACCACTACTGTATGAACCTAAATCAGTGTCAAAAACCTCAAACAATGCTATTTTTTCTTGTAAACTAGTTACAGAGTCTGCATGTCTAGTGTCATTACCTGGTCTTCTTAGATACTGATCTAAATCAAAAAAGTACTGTTCAAATATTTCTAATTGTGCTTGATTTGCAAATCTGTTGTATTCAATAGGCGTAAGATAACCTCTTTGCTCTTTGTTTGCAATTGACTGAACTCTAGTATATACCGTGTTTATATTTACTGCCATAATTTCTTTTTATATAGTGTAGTCACCCAATAGAGTGACTACTCTATAAAGTGATTAATTAGCTTAATCTTTTTTCTAAATTGTTGTAAGCTTCTAAACCTTCATCGGTTTTAAACCAAGCTGCTAAAGCTGAATATGGATGTTCATCAAAAGGAACATTCATAACTTTTCTACCTGTCTTGGCCCATGTAAAGACCCTGTTGTCTCCAGATAAAGTTATTAATCCTAATTCAACACACTTGATTCCAAAGTTTCTAAGCTGAACATTTTCATCATTTGCTAACTCAATAAGCAATTCTGCATTTTGTTTAGCAAACACTAATATGTCTCTTCTTAGTTCTTTAGAAGTTAACTTTGAAACTTCACTACCTTGTTCTGTTCTTAGTATTGCTTCTGCTCTATCAACGTCCATGTCTCTAGCTAGATTTAAAGCTTCTATTTCTAAGTTAAGGTAATCCATATCATCTTCAGCTTCTTTAACTAAGTTTTGTTCTTGGAACAAAGTGTTTCTATCTGGATGATATAGTGATAATAGTTTCTGTAATGTTTGTTTTTCTTTTGGTACATATAGTGCACCATTTTCAAATACAATATGACCAAGTCTTGCATCACCTTTGAACTCATCTACAAATGGTGTTCTTTGGTTGATTGTATATTTTAACTCCCTCTCATATCCTTTCTCTTCATCAAAATAAAATATACCTCTTGATCTTATAGTGTATGTTAAAGGATTTAAATCTCTAAGTAAATAGTAATTCCTATCCTTCATTTCCCAAGAATCTTTTTTCTTAGGTTGTTCTTTTACAGCAACTACAGGTTCTTCTATAGCTACCGCTTTTTTTGTTTGTTTTTTTGCCATGATATAATAAAATTAAATATTAAAAAAATAAAAAGGGCTAGGCGCCGAAGCGCCTAACTCTTTTAAAAAGTATTAGTTAAGTAACATGAAGTTATTAGCTCCTTGTACTACTAGACATCTTTCTGATAAGAAGTTGATTTCCATAGCATCAAGATCAGATGTGATGTTTCCACCTACTGAACCTGTTATCCATGTTTTCATTCTCCTGTCATCAGTTTGTGAAGCTCTATATCTTACGTGTAAGAAAGGTCTTCGCATGCTTCTACCAACTACTTCATCATATACTGTTGAAGTACCAGCTGGGATTAAAACACCTCTGATATCATTGAAAGCGTCTTGACCTCTTAATGAAATATCATTTAAATATCTCCAATCTGATTTGTAGAAGTCATATGATGCTCTTCTAAATCCAGAGAAACCTAAATTCAATGCCATATCCTCAGAGTTGCTGAATACACCGTAAGATGTACCACCAGACCCGTAAGAGTTCTGAGCTGCTAACATATCATCAATTGCTAATGATACTGTTCTGTTACAATAAAGCATGTACTCTTCAATAGCACCTTGCTCGTCAAACTTTTTAAGAATCTCATCAAAAGATCCTAAGTCATCTACTGCACTAGTTCCTGCAATACCTGAAGTCACATGACCTCTTGTAGTGATAGCTTTAAACAAACCTTCAGTACCGAATGATTCTCCTGCACCGTTAATTGTTGAATCTGCTACCGATCCACCGACTGTACCTTTTTCTGACTCTAAAAGAGACATTTCAAGATAATCAGCAAACCTTAATCTAGTTTCAGCTTCTGCTTTTAGATACCATAAGTATCCTGAAGTACCGTCTTCTGCGCCAACTTCAACCCAACCGATTCTTGAAGTATCAGATCCAGAAATTGAATAATGATCTTTTAAGATAATTGGTTTGTTGTTAAACGTATTAAACTGAGGCATAACTGGGTTGTTACCAGCAGTTTCGCCCATACCATTAGTTCCCTTACCAAATTCAGAACCATAAACAAATACTCTACCACTTGCTGCTAGAGTTGTTGTGTTGATACCTGAAACATCTGCAATATCACCTGAAGCATGACCTGTTGTATAAGGAGCTACTGTGATTTTATTACCTGCTGGTAAGTGCGTTACTAACGCTCTAAATACTACTGCATTAGCTTGACCATCAGATACTAGAACTGTTTGACCAATTCTGATACCGTGAGTAGCTGCTGCTGCTGCGCTTGATCCTGGAGCCGCACCTAAAGTAAGGTCACCAGTGTTGGATCCTGTTGCATATCCTGTTACTTTATACGAAAGGTGTAACCTACCTTGTTCTGTCCAAACCACTTGATCTGAGCTCATTGCCTCTTCTGCCCCAATTGCCGATAAGAAACCAGATATAGTTCTTTTACCATATACTTCTGCTTCTTGTTCAATTAGATCAGGTAAGTACTGCTGAGACCAGTCATTACTACCAGATGTAAAATCTAAATAGTTAGTAGTTATTGCCGCTTTAACTGGTGAAGGTACGCTATTTAACGCCGATCCACCTGTTGGAGTAATTGCTGCCATAATTATTTATATTTATAATTGTTAAAATTTATTTTGATTTTGGTTTAAAACGAAATGAACTCATATCGTTGTCTTGTAAAACTTTTACTTTAAGGCCTCCTGCTTCAACTTCACCAAGACCTTGTCTAGGATCCATGTTAACATTTTTTGCTTTTGCGATACTATCTTTTATAGCATCAGCTCTACCTTGTTCGTAAAAATGATTCGCAACAGCGTCAGCGTTCATTGCTGTAAACAAAGATTTGTGATATCCTTTTGCATCAGATATGGTATTACTTTTGTTGTCAACAAATTTGTTAACAAAATTATTAATATCACCTTGTTGCTCTTTGACATTACTTGCATCTTTAACATTAAATCTAAATCTTTTCTCACCTATGCTATATTCAAAACCTTTAAAGTTTTTATTAAATACATCTTTAGTTTTTTGATCAAATGTAGTTTTTTGTTTTTCTACAATCTTATCCTGCTTACTTCGTTCTTCATTGTATCTATTAAAAAAATCAACAGCCTTTTGTTGGTCAGGTGTTAACTTAACACCAGCGTTAATTTCCTCATAGTATTTAGACTTTTGCCTGTCTAATTGGGCTTTAGCGTCGGCAACTTGCTCTTTAAACGCTAATTTCTTTCGCTTGATATCTTTTGGATCATCAGCCTCATCGTCGTAAGTAAAGTTATCTTCCATTAAGAAATCTACTTCATCACTTGCTAGATGTGGTTTTGTTTGTTTATAGTATTCTCTTAATAACGCTGTGTCATCAAACTTACTATAGTCTTGATTTAATTTAACATAATCCTCAAGATCACCACCAGTTTCTTCCATAAACTTCATAAGCTTTTGGATGTTTTCTGGTAACTCTTCCCCAGCTTCTTCTGCTTTTTCAATCGCCTCTTCAACTGCTTCCTGTACTTCTTCTACCTTTTCTTCTACTTTCTCGTCAGTTATTTCTTCTAAAACTGGAGCTTCTTTCTCTTCAACAACCTCTTCTTTCTTCTCTTCTACTATCTCTTCAACAACAGGTTTTTCCTCTTGTTTCACTTCTTCTTTAGGTTGTTCTTCTTTAACCTCTTCTTCTTTAGGTTCAGCAAGATTTACCTTTATAGGTGTATCATCTTGTTGAAACTTTTTAAGACGAGGTTTTTTTACCTTAGCATCACCTTGTGGTGACTCGGCGTTTTTTTCGTCTATCTTGACGTTTTCATCTTTTGCCATAATATAATATTATAAAATTAAACATATGTACTCTCGTACAATTTCTTAAGCTTTTCCTATGTATGCTATAATTTGTCCAGCGTTTATATCGATCTCAGTATATCTACCGTAAATTGTTACACCAGCTGGAACATCTACATTAGTTTGTGTTATTTGCACACCACCAGATCCTAAACTTGTTGTTTCAGCGTCAGCATCTGCATCATTAGCTGCTCCTTCAGAGTTAGCCCAAACAGTTGCGTCATCTGCAACCAAGCCACCTGAGCTATCAAAATCTGTTGCTGTTAAAGCTGTTATAGCTACAAATACATGACCCGTAGGAGGTTTTATAGCATCACTAGACGCTGTTGTAAAAACAGATCCAGTTATCTTACCAGTCCAATCATTAGTTACTATTGCCATTATTATTTATTTATTTGTTAAACATTAACTTGGTTCGAATCTTCCTAAACCAATATCTCCACTTATTATATCATTACCTGAAGATTCAAAATTTTTATTTTTTGATGCAGCAGTTTTTCTTTGCTCCATACCTTGCATCACAACTCTTGTGTCTTTTCTATCTTCACGACCTTCTTCCATAGCCCTTGCAGCTTGTTTGTCAGCTTGCTTTAGTTGTAAGTTATACTGAAACTCTTGCTCCATTAATTGTTTTTTAAGTTCAGCTTCAAGTTGTAATTTGTTAGCGTCAAGTTCAGCTTGCTGTGCATTGTTTTGTAGCTCCAGCGCTTGTATAGCTTGTTGTTTTTGAACTTCAGCTTGAGCGGCAACCTGTTGTGCTTGTGCGTTAGCTTGAGCTTGTTGTTGTATGTTTTGCTGTGCTATAGCTTGATCTCTTTCTATTTTCTTTTTACGTCTTAACTTTAGTAATTGATTTGCAAGCTTTATATTTCTAACTTCTCTAATATCAATTGCATCTTCAAGTTCTATACTATTAGCTTGTAAAGCCATTTGTATATTGTTTTCTAATAATTGTTTTTCTTCTTCATCAGGTTGTAACTGTAAGAATATACCAAAGTCATACAAGTGTAATTCACTTAGCTCTGCTAATGTTGCTACGTTGTGTGCGCCAATTGCTTGTATAAATGCGTCTCTTGTTGGTGAATACTCTATAACATCTGATATTCTCAATGATAAGTTTTCTGCTAGTTCTGATGTTAAAAATAAACCGCCTTGTAATATATGCCTTGTTGCAACGTTTGAATTTGCAGCTGCTAGTTTTTGTACACCTACTAAAGCGTTTGCATCTGGTGTGCTAGCATCTCTAGCTTCGTTTAATCCAGTTACATCTCTTATCATTTGTAAATAATAATTGTATGTAGTGATTAAACTTTGTAGCTTTTGACCACCACTACCACTTGATATTTCTTGTATAGGAACTTTACCAGGGTTAGGATCACCTTCTTGCGTTATTGATCTACCTATGATACTACCAGTTTGGAAGAACATATTTAATGCTTCTTGTGGATTATAATTTGTACCGTTACCTAAATCAACTTCAGCTAAACCGTCGGCATCTAAGTAAACACCATCAGGTACTAATCTTGACATTACTTGCTGTAACTTCAAGTGAGTTAACTGTATCATATCAGCAAAACCTGTTACCCTTTTTACTAATGATTCTATTCTTCCCTTGTATATTCTTGGTGCATGTATAGCATAATTCATTTTAACCTTAGTATAATCACTCTTTGGTCTTAACATGTTTTGAGCTAAATTCCACTTTAATAATTTTTTTGTACCTAATATTAATGCTCCTTCGTATAGAACTTCTAGTGAGTTAGATAATTTTTCAAATGGAACTTCACCAACAGCTTCAAATGAATCATCTTTTTGTATAGCCTTTGAACCACCCGTACCTGTTTGTTTTAACTTATATACTTCATTGTTATATGTTTTATAATTAAAATATAATACTTGAGCGATATTATTATCAACATTATTATCATTGTATGATGAACTGTATCTATTTGCCGCGTATGCATTTTGATGTGGTTGATCTTCTATTTCCAATAAATCTTCATTTGTTAATTGTGGAAATTGTTTTTTTAACTCGTTTATAGGTATATTTTTTACTTCACCACAGTAATATATATCATCAAAATACGGAGACTCAGTGTATGAGTATACTAAATTAGCAGGATCAACATAATCAACTGTTATACCTGATGATGTATCAAAGTTATTTTTAACGGCAGCTATACCAAGCACCGCTATATCATAATACAATCTTTTTAATGTTTGATCGTATTTATTACCATCAAACAAAACGTTTATTGCTTGCTCCTCTGCTATTTCTATTGATTGCTTATAAGTTAATTGCATGTGAAGCTCTAACTCTTCTTGTGAACCAGGTAATTCTGCTTTATCGTTTTCATATAGATTAATACCAAACTGATTTATAGCCTCATCTTGAAACTCTGCCGTTTGCATGTCTCTTATTATTGACTCCATATATTCAGTTCTTTTTTGAACACCAAATGGATCTTGAGAATATGCTTTAATATCATAAGCCCTTTCTGCTATACCATTAACAACAATATCAACAAATTTTGGAATTACAGGGACTGGTGTCCAGTCTAGATTTAGATATGATAAATCACCGTTAATTGATAATTCATCTTTATATTTTTGAACTGATTGTTCGCCTCTTGCATATAATCTTAACTTGTGAAAATCTTGTTGGTTTAAACTAAATCTATTAGAATTAAAGTCCTTACCAAACCATTCAGCTTCAATTGCTTGACCTACTTTTAATCCGTACTCGTAGCTGTTCTTTTCTTGATCACTGACTACTTGACTTGGAAAATAATTTTGTGCACTTTTTGTGTTCATCTTTTATTTTATTATTTGTGAAGTAAAACCTTCGTTATTATACTTTGAAAAACTTAAGTCTACTTTTGCTTTTTGAATCTTTTTATTCGGCTGATAAAGGTGTCTATTACATGCCATAATAGCAAGCCCGCTGCTAATAGTAGCATCAAACTTAGTACGCTTAGTAATATCAAACCTCGACCAATCATTTAGTGTTCTGTTAAAATACATGTTACCACAACCTCCATCTGACTTTAAACCTACATTTTGTTGTATGTAAGTTTCAATAGCTGCCGCGTGAGCTTGCTTTATATCTTCACTAGAATTTGGTATACCACCTATTTCTTTTTCTGTGGTTGATAGTTTATTCCAAACTTTATCTGGCCTATTCATTGAATAACCTCTATAACCGCGTCTTCTTAAATGATACAATAAACGTGGTTTGTTATTCTCTGCAAGTATTGGCATGCCATAAAACACTAATGCCATTAAAACATCTTCAAAAAATATTTCAGCGGTTGCTGGTCTAGCCACGTACTCTAAAAAGAATTGACTAGGAGGCGCGTCCTCCATACTAAACTTTGTTAATCCATGTAAAGCACCATTAGATCCTAAACCGTCTACAGTACCTGATATATCATAACTATCACAACCAAAAGCACCCATGTGTTCATTGCCTGGATAATTAGTTCCGTTTTTGTCAATTACTTTATTTTGCAAATGTGACGGTGGTACCCAACTAACTTTAAATCTACCGCCTGGATCTGGGTAAAACTGTACGTTTGAATCTTTTACCCCGTTAACCCACTGAAAATTACCAGTAGATACACCTTGATTTGTTTCTTCGTTGTAATCTATTTGTTCGTATATTTTTACTAGATTAAATATACTATTCTTTGTTTCATCTCTAAACGCATGTTCTTCAGATCTTGGAAACTGTCTGTAAAACTCGTTTAATGCATCTTGATCATTTTTTAAACCATCTGCTTCATTTTGCCAGTGATCTATAACGCCAGTATCAATAATGTCGTTGTGTGGGCCGTGGATCTCGTTATCTGGTGTATCAAACACAGGTAAGCCATACTCATCCATAAATCCTTCATAGTTCCACTCCATTGGTATAAAAAACGAATATAGTCCTGAAGCTGTTTGGCCATTTTTATTTCTTTTAGTTACGTCAGAGTTATAATATAATTTCTTAAAATTATCACCACCTTTATCTAGTGCATTACAAGTACTACCCATCATACACTTACCTATGATTCTACTACCTAATCTTAGAGTTGTTTTAGTTACTCTCCAGTTGTTTAATATATTATCTGGTCTTTCCCACTTACCTGATTCATCGTGTGCAAGAAGTTTTAGTTTCTCACCATCATATGAATTATCACCGGTGTTTTTCCAATCGATAGTCGTATCAAGACCGGTAAGTTCTTCTGGTTGATCGCTGGCAGCAACGGTAAGCTTTCTTCTTGTAAGCTTAGACGCTGGTACTCTGTACGCCAACTCTGTCTTCGGCCTGTCCATTCCATCCTGTATAGGTTTGAAAAAGAAAGGATAGTTGACTGATATTGGAACAACTTTATCCGTGAACATCTTTTTAGCGTCGGCACCAGACTTAGATAATATACCGAATCTTGCATCTGATGATATTGTGGCAAGGTTAACGATTTCACCTGAGGCCATAAATGAAAAACCAGATCGTCTGTTTTTAAGGTAACACATGCCATATGATCTTGTATCTGATTTACAAGCTTCCCAGAATATAAAGAATAATCTATTTGCTTCTCTAAAATCAGGGTGTCCAACGTCAATCTTTGACCATTGGAGGTACATGTAATGAGTACCAGTAACATAAGTAGCAACACCCTTGTTATAAAACCAGAAACCATTTTCTCTTCTTTTAAATTCATCCTCTATGTAATCAATATATTTGTTTTTAAACTCACCAGGATATTCTCTCCAATCAAATATTGATTTTATCTTATTGAGTTCTTTTGGGTATGGCATCACTTGCCATTTGTCATTTTCAAACTTATGTATTTTCTTTGGCGCTTTTGGTAATGCTATTTGAAAGTTTTGTATTTCTATTATATCACCAATCTGCCCTGTCTTAGATATAACAACAATGTCGTGTTCTTTATTATACCCGTACTTCCACTTTTTACTTTTGTTTAACCTATTAACAGTTGTTAACTTTATTGGTTGAACAATTTTGTATAATGTTTGGTTGTACATTATGTAGATCTGTTTTCAGCAAAGCCGCCAAAAGCTTGTGGCTTATCTTCTTTCAATTTACCATCTAACATATTCTGCTCGTCTTGTATTTTGTTTAATATTTCAAACGCATCAAATATAGCTAGCTTTTTAGTTGCTGCTGCATTTTTTAATCTATCAGCTGATACATCTTCTTCTGTATCTATAATTTCTTCTTTGGCTACTTTAATTAATTCATCAACCGCCTTATAACCAGCTTGGATTATATTCTTCTTCTTGTCCTTGATATTCATATTTAATTGTAATTGAATTAGTTAACACTCTATATAACCTCTCGCGCTCTATAACAAACTCAAACTTACTATTGGGACTAAACCCCACTAAAGTATTTTTTGTTATTCCTAGCGCGTCTAAGGAATTATTAGAATATTTTAAAACACCAATCAAAGGTTGTTCTTTTTCCTCACTAAACTTCTCATATGATTTTATTGGTTTTACAAAACAATACTCATCAGGCGCAGTCCATATACCTTTACTTTTATATAAAAATATTTGGTCTTTAGCAACACAGTATGTATGCTCATCTATAAAGCTTCTACTGTTTTTCTCTAAGCCCTCTGCGTTATACCAACGTCTAAATACATTATGGTGAAGAATTACTTCATCACCAATTTGTATATTAGTATCACCAACTTTAGGTAACGCTTTTACAACTCCTGTACGGTTTATCATTAAATGATCTTCTATTGAAGCGTTCAGCACGAGTTTAGTATCACCTACTTGTTTCGTGTTGTTGTAGCGTTTACCTTTTGGTGTTATGATAAAGTCAAATAACCCTTTCAATACTCTAGGTTATACTCGACTGATATTGCCATGTTTTTATTAAAGTCTTTCCATGGTAATACGTCTTCATTTTTTTTAATAAACACACTATATTTGTCTTTACCGTCTATGATATCACAAATAGTGTGCCCGCCATAAACCTCTTGACCTACAGAATAGTGCATAGCATCGTTCTTGTAATCTTTGCCAACACTAATTTTTCTTATTAGTTTCATCTTCCTCTATTTTTTGATATTCACCTGAGTTAACATCAATGTTCAACTTATCACCCTTACCGTACAACACATCCATCTTCTGATGAAACTCTTCTAGTTGTCTCTGTAAATTTATAATAGCTTGTGCTATTACTACCTTTTGTGTTTCTAAAGTACCAAGTCTAAGCTTAGCTTGATTAATGTTAGAAACTCTATCTTGTAATTCTTTTAGTTCGTCTTTTTTTATTTTCATTGTATTAAATTTTATTTTTTATTTTTTGGTTTTCTGCTATCAATAAACCAATTTTTATATTTATCTCTTTTAGCAGTTATGTATTCAAAGTACTTATCAACTTTTTCTTTCCAGTTTTTATCTATCCTAGGACATATAACTCCTGATTTAGGACTTGAAAAAACTTTGTTGATATAATTTCTTGCATCATGCTTGTTATCAAACAAATGATTACTAACACAATAAAAAGATCCATAAAATATATTGTTCCATACATCAAATGGTTCTATGTCTTTACCTAATACACTTGCATATACAGCACTTTCACTTAAATGCGTTGTGTAAACTTTCTTAGACTTTTGTATATAGTAATACATGTCCATCTCTCTTGGCAATACGTTTTCCTGCCCAAACAAATCTTTCATTTCACCAATTATCTGATGGGTTGTTATCGGGTGTGGCTTAAATAAAACGTTACCTTTATGTGTTCTTTGTATATGCCTCATTTTATTCAAACAACATCTGTCTTTTAATTTGTTTGAACCTGGAAGTATAACTAAGTAATCTTTAGCTGGCCACTTTCGGTAGTCATCTAATCTATCTTTGTACTTGTTGGCTGTGTTATCTGTTATATTACTTACAAAATAAGAAGCATAATCTAAAACTTCATGATCTTTATCATTAAACGCGTCTGGTAATTGCGCATCTCTTATTTTAAAATTCATTGGCTGTAAATAAAAACACGTTGCCAACTCTGTGTATGCCATTGTTTTAAAGTAAGGCATTTCCTCTGCCATTACATCATAAGCATACTCTATTCCGTTTTCGCTACACTTTCGTATAACGTAGCCTTCTACTTGCTCTAAGTAATCGAGCTTATCATTTTTTTGAAGGTGCCCTATTCTTTCTTTAAGGACCTTCCTATTAAACATTTCCATATTATTAAATTAAATTTAAATTTCTTTATATACTATTACACACTTTTAATCTTTTCTAACTAGGTGCCAACGCTGTTGTAGTCTACCCTGTCAGTATTGTAATCTGCTCTTGTAGTATTGTAAAAAGATATACCAGTAGTAAATGTTGTTGTTGTGTTAAATACCGTGTTAGTACTTATAACAGTATTGGTTGCTCTTGTAGTATTGTAAGTTGTAGTAGTAGCTCTATTAGTTGATACCACAGTTGTTGTGTTAGTTGAAGTGTTGTAAGTTGTAGTTGTATTTCTGTTTGTAAGGGTTGACGTGTTAAATACAGTAACAGTTGCTGTTGTGGTGTTGAACGTGGTAGTTGTAGCTGTGGTAGTATTAAATACTGTGGCTGTGATTCTGATTGTTCCTGTAGCCGTGCTGGTAGATTTGCTTGTTTCGTATGTAGTTGTAGTGGCTCTGTTAGTTGACACAACAGTACTTGTAGCTTTCTCCGTAACAGTACTTGTATTAAATACAGTTGTTGTGTTTCTATTTGTACTTATAGTAGTTATAAATATTGTAGTTCTTGATGTGTTAAAGGTTGTGGTTGTGTCAATATTTGTTTCGTACGTCGTGCTATATACAGTTATAGTGTTAGTACTTGTGTTAAAAGTAGTTGTGGTAGCTGTGCTAGTGTTAAACGTTGTTACTGTAGCTGTTGTAGTATTAAATACCGTTATTGTATTTGTTGATGTATTAAATACGGTATTAGTTGTTCTATTAGTTGACACTACTGTATTTGTAGCTTTACTAGTATTTGTTGATGTGTTAAATACAGTGGTTGTACTAGTATTTGTATTATAAGCAGTTGTTGTACCTCTTGTAGTATTAAAAGTTGTTGTAGTATCTACATTAGTTGAGTATGTTGTTGTATATGCCGTAATAGTGTTGGTTGATGTATTAAAAGTTGTGGTAGTATCGATGTTTGTAGATACTGTCGTGCTTGTTGCTCTATTTGTACTAACTACAGTACTAGTTGCTTTTTGTGTTACAGTTGATGTATTAAATACAGTAACAGTAGCTGTACTAGTATTGAAAGTAGTAGTTGTTGCTCTATTTGTTGATACAGTTGTTGTAGTATTAAAAGTTGTTGTAGTACTAGTATTAAAAGTTGTAGTAGTAGCTGTACTAGTATTAAAAGTCGTTGTTGTAATAAATGTGGTTGTAGTTGAAGTGTTAAATACAGTAACGGTAGCCGTGCTTGTATTAAACGTAGTTGTAGTATCAACGTTTGTAGACACCGTGGTACTAGTAGTAACAGTTGTAGCAGTGCTTGTGTTAAATACAGTATTTGTAGTTTTTGTAGTTTCGTATGTAGTAGTAGTTGCTCTATTTGTACTGTATGTAGTTGTAGTACCAAATGTAGTCGTTGTGCTAGTATTAAAGGTGGTGGTTGTAGCTTGGTTAGTACTATATGTAGTTGTTGTATTAAACACAGTTGTTGTACTGGTATTGAATACTGTTACTGTGCTGGTAGAAGTATTAAAAGCAGTAGTAGTGGCTCTGTTTGTAGATATAGTTGTAGTTCTTGATGTTTGCGTTGTAGTTGAAGTATTAA